GATCAAGTTTTGTCTTCAAGATTGCAAATATTGGGTTTAGCAGAAGGAATGAACGGACCAAAGAATATACAAGCGGATGTTTCCAAACAAGACAGTTCACACACAGCCGCTTTTCTTTACGCCTTCATTTTGATCGCTCGTGATGCAGGGCTGGACGAAGACAGTCTACTATTCTATCTGGCATATTCTAGAAAATACCATTTCAGATCCAGGGGTGCAGATGCAACTCGTTCGTCAGTGTCTTACAATTTGGGATCTGGCGATCCGTTCACATTGATAAGAAATGACGTAATGGAAATGTGCGTGATAGCTTGTAGATTTTCAAATGCCAACACAATGTCAATAGTGGAAAAAGGAGACGACGTACACGGCAACATCTTTAATTTATCTCCTCACCCCTTAGCCAATTTGCCTTCTATAGCTCAAGTAAAATTAACAGTTGATTACGGTACTGTTGGTTATCATGCTGGAAGATTTCACAACGGCAAAAGATATTTGGTAGATCCAGTCAGAGCATTCTTGAAACATTTCACAAGACTTTCAGATTCAAACGTTTCAAATAACGTATTGTATTCAAGTTATGTTTCAAGAGCAACTGATTATGATAATGAGGAAGTAGAATTTTTGGTTAACGCCTGTCAAATCCACTATCCCTTTTATTCTTCGGCACAAATAACTGTAATGATTGACACAATGATTCAATTGAGAATCAGATCCACGTTCGACAAATTTTCAGTAATAAGACTGAAAGATCATATAATAACAGTGGATTCCAAATCAGATTGCGCATCAAATTGTGTTAGAGCTTTGAGACCAGGTAGACCTAACGGTTATTACAAACAATTCAGAGGCATGAAACAAGAAAATTTGATTGAATTATTGATGCGCGAGGGTATACCATGTCTAAAAATAGAAGGCAATTTGTTCGAAGAACCCATCAACGTCATAATAATCTCAAAAACTCATGCCAAAGTCAACGTAAGATTAGCCGACAGGAGACCTTATGGGACCTTTAAAATTCGAACTAAAGACAATCATTTCAAATTGCAAAATGTCTGAATTACAATCATCAAACGCGCCTTCTGCCACTCTTTTAGTACATGCTTCTTCCGCTGCTGCCGTTCTCACGGACGGAGAAGTTGGTTTCTATTCAAGTTTCTCTGCACATCCAAGAACACAACAAGCTAAAGGATTGTTCAGAGTCGTAGCCTTGGAATCAGTCACCATTACAGTTCGCCAATTCAACATGGTGGATTCAACTGATGGTGTCCCAAGAGATTTTCTTCGTTTCGGAGTAGTGCCAAGAGACACTGTTTTCATTGAACCAAGTTCAAAGTCGAACTGTGTTTCTTACATTCCTCATTTGGTCGATTTTGCGACCTCCACTGTCCCTACAGACTTAGTGGTTAAATTCGGAAATGGCGGTTTGCCTTTTCCTCCAGGACTTCAATTAGATTTGAAATCCGCCGAAATTACCGATAAACACCCAGTTGTTTTCATTGGTAATATCGACACCGAACCTAATCAGAAGAAGACTAGGCGAATCG